TTTTAAGGTTATCAATATCAGCATTAACAGCTTTTAAGGTTTCAATGCTTGCGTATCTGATATCAGCTTCATCAACAGATAGCTTATTGATAAGTGCTTTATTTACAAGTATCAAGTCGGCATAGTACCGTTCCATCTGCTTAGTAATAGGACCAGAAGCAACACTTGTATTCTCCGCGTCAGATTGACCTATAGATGTAACAGTATCCATTAAGCCGCCGTCGCATTCGTGTATAATCTGCATTATAGGTACTTTGTAATCAACGCCACCTTTGTTGACAGTTATAATGTCACCAACTTCTAGTCGGTAATCACCGACAAACTTAACTGTAAGCGGTCTAAATGTAAAACCGCCTATCTTTTTATAGACTTCATCAAGAATTGCTTGCGTCATAAACGGATTGGCAAAACTAAGTCCTGTCGCTCCGTCACCAGAAGTAATCTGACTTTGTTCTGTAGAACCGCTTTTGGTATTGTTGCAAGTCAGCTTCTGTATAATAAAATCTTTACTCGTTGTGAATGTAACGCCTTGCTGATAATACTTATGTCCGTCAAGTACATATCCACTATCTTTATACCACCTTAATTCAAGGTTTCCGTCAGAGTTAATTACCGCGTTACAGCCTTGCAACATAGCCATATAACCGATAATTTCTCTGTAGGTATATCCTTGTGGTTTGTCGTTGATAGTATGTGCTGAGACTATGTTTGTTGCTAAAGATATACCTAACTTGCCACATATCTCATTAAGGATAGCTTTATCTGTGCTAGGAAATGCCATATCAGAGAAGTAAGGCATGTCAGCCTTATACATTCTGTCGTATGCTTCATAGCTTGTGTATTCTCCGTCACTTGTCTGTTTAGTAACTGTAAATATTCCCAACTTAATATACTTAATTTCTGTACCAACCTTAACGCCCTCGAATATGGTAATTTCCTTATTTTCAAGGCTTACTGTTGGCATATAAATAGAAAAGGTAACACTGCTTGCACAAGTGTTACCTATCGTAATTTCGTTATTGGGATTTATTATGTTTTGAAACTTGAAATTGTTAAGTGTTTCGGTATGTTCTTTTCCATCAACAACATACTTGGAATAGTATCTTGCACTATTTCCCCTAACAATTTCCGTCATAGCTGTGTCTAATATCTTCATTCTACACCGCCTTTATTGATTAATTAATGACTTATCATAAACTCGATTGAGTATAATTTAGCTGGTGTAATTTCTTCGCATTTATCGAATGCGTCCATAGGAAGCATTGTCATGTCAGGCGCTTCAATCTCTTGTTCATTGATTTCCTGCAATTCTTCCTGCAACTTCTTTAAGTTCTCTGATGTAACCTGATACTGATTATCGTTGATAACTGGATTGCCGCTGTCGTCCTTATCTGCATACTTAACCTTGGTATCTTCTATGGTCTGTAGCGTTGTTTTGTACAGTTCTTCCAATGCCTTAATATTGCACATGACAGCCATAGCAATTCTGCCTGTAGTCTTGTCGTGCGATATGTTACTTAAACTTTGAAATCTGTCTATTAACTCACTTGTTTTAAGTTTCATGTGGAACTCTCCTTTATTTTTGAATTAAACTTAATTTTGCTCCGACTATTAATCCGTCCTCATTCTTTGCTCTTGTAAGATACGGATATGTCACATCTCCTGTGTATATTGTCATTTCTTTTTGCGTACCGCCTAAAAATAAGACTTGTGCCGTTGGGAATGGGTTATCTATGTCGCTTACCACATTATCAAGTATTAATGCTTGCTCACCTGTTAATGGCGGTAATTGCAGTTCAATCTTGTCTTTAAGTGCTACAATCGTGCCAACCATTTCTCCGTAGTCATTTCTTCCTGTATTTTTAGACCATATCTTATTCCTACTGTATGTGTAGCCGTTATATGCTACTGGGAATCTAACCCCCTCAATCACAACTGCATCAATCAATCAAACCACCCCTTTCAAGGCATTAAAAAAGGAATGCACCATTTCTGATACATTCCTTAGTGTGGTTACAAATTTCTTGCAACCATTATATTTATTTCTGTTTGAGCCATTCTAATATTCTCAAGAAAATCTATGCAACTTCATTGAATAATTGCAGTATAAATTCTCTTCCAAGCTGTGTTATTCTCCTGTGATAAATAACCTTACCATTGTCGAGGATTTCTTGCTTAATTTCTTCATATCCCATACTGCTGTATGGTGAGTAAAGAACCCAAGTTCCATTGACACTGTATTGAATTTTTTTATCAGCAAGTAACTTGTTAAGTTGAATGGCAGATTTCAGATTCAGTTCCTTAGCAATCTCTGTCATTGTGTATGTCTTATTGACATGTGTTAAGATAGCGTTCTTTCTTTCTGCTTCAACTCTTGCTTGTCTTTCCTGTTTTAACTTTGTTAATAGTTCTATTCCAAAGTCTGGATTATTCAGTATTTCATCAATAACATTATCAGTAGCATATATTCCATTCTTGCGAATTGACGGAATAATCTCATCAGCCACTAATGCTTGAAATTTCTCTGCTGTTTCGTTTTTGGCTTTCATTGCTAGTCGGTAGAAGATGTTTTCTGGAATAAAATCGTCTTTCCCAACAAGTTGGGAAAATCCCAAGTCAGACAAATATGCCCTTATTGTTTCCCACCTAACATATTCAACTCCATTCTTTTCTTGGGTAAACCCAAGTCCTCTAGCAACATTTTCCAATCTTAAGTACGCAACGCCATTCTGCTCATAGCAGTCTACGCCGCAAATATTCTTAGTGTTCATAGGTACTTTAATCTCATTGTGAGAACTATCTTTTGTAGTTGGATAATTATAACTCATTATTTTACCTCCTACAAAAATTTATCATTTGCTCTAAACAGAATCTATTGCGTAGTGGGAGTATATGCCCACAATGCCTCACGCAATAATATTATGCTACTTCCTTTGTAGCCTTGTCCTGTTCCTTTAAATTAAAATTATTAACATTGTCCTGAATGGTTTCTATCTGCTGCAAAACTCCCATAAGAACATATGAAACTCTTTCGTTTTCCATATTTGCTAAAACTTCTGTTACTGTTGCGTGTGCAATTTCTGACGCTATGTCAATATTTGTTACGATTTCTACATTACTCATTTGTTTTTCCTCCGAAAATAATCTTGAATTTTCCGAAAGAAACTGATATGATAGATTTATCAATTCCTTTCGGATTGGTGTTTTTAAAGTGTTGTGTTCGTTGGTAGCGGTGCAACACTTTATTTTTTTTGCCCTTTTACTTTTTCAATGCCTTTTTTAATCAAATCAAGTATTGTATATCCGCTTTTATCAGAAAAATTCATTATTTCTTCCTTTTCCTCTTTGGTGACACGAATATATATTCTTTCATTTTTAGGATTGTCGAGTTTAGGTCTACCTTTTTTATTGGACATATACTCACCTCTTTTCTGTCCGCACATTTAATATAAACCGTACGCACAAAAAAGTCAAGCACTTTTTTAATAAAAAATGGAACGCACCGAAAGATACGCTCCATTAAATAATTTATTCAAGTGTTAATGTCTTTTTAATAAGTTTTTTATCAATAAATGACGAATGGGCTTCCACCTCTAAATCTACATTACTTCTATCATTTAAAATAAACGCTTCTGCAATTGTAATAGTCGTGTTTGGCTGTATTTCTTTCATAATATTATCTTCCTCTTCGACAACTTTGAGTAAAGGATAATCCAATTCTACGCCATTTTGAAAACAATTTATGTCATAATTATATGCAGCTCTGGTATTGTCTTTAGAATTATTAGTGAAATCAAAATAAACAATAAGTATATCTTTTTCATTATTATTTATAATTTCATGCTTAAGATACTTAAATTCCGTATTGTTATAAGTGGCATTATCACTGCTTTTTTCTGTTATGGTATTAGTGTTTTCTGTCTTTGTATCGGTACTTCTATTGCCGTAAACTATTATCAAGACTAAGACAAAAGCTATTGCCAAACCGATGTAAAGTTTCTTTTTCTTTTTCATATTGCGTTACCCCTTTGCTTTTTATATAGCAAAAGAATAACACAATACTTTTATCTTATCAATATGGAAAAGCCGCTTGACCTGTCATATTAGTATAGTTATTAGCTTTATCTTGTACCATTGTAAACAATTTATCAGCGTCACCTTGTAGTGTTATGTTTACATTGTTGTTAGCTTCTGACATAGCCGCCACAACTGCATTGTAAACCGCTGGATAAACTGCATTAGCAATACCTGTTGTGATTTCCTGCTGATTGGCTACCGCTGTTCTTCCGTCCATAGTACCAACCATTTCGGGTCCAACTTCGTTTGCGACAAATAATTGTCCTTTGCCTGGGAATCCGCCGTTTGCATACCAATCAATACTGACTTTTGGCACTTTAGGCGGTGCAAGACTAAATTCTCCGTCAATCTTAAAGTGTGGTGTATCAATGTGTGGAAATTCAAGTCCTAAATCATTCCACCACTGCTTAAAGCTGTTCCAAGCGTTCTGTATCTTAGCTTTAAAATCTTCGATAGCCACAGAAATGCGTTGAAGTGCTGGTTTGCTATCCCACCAATCTACAACATCATCCCACTTCCCTTGAATGCCTTTTATAATTCCGTCAGCCAAGTTTTCCCATTTTTCCTTAGTAAACCACGGTTTCACATCATTACTCCACCAAGAAACAATTGCCAGACTGTTCCACCAACCAACGATTGAATCCCATTTTTCTTGTATTCCTAATTTCATTCCATCAACAGCGTCAACCCATGTTTCTTTTTCAAACCACGGTGCAACATTATTATTCCACCAGCTAACAATAGCTGTATTGCCCCACCAATCTGAAAAACTGTTCCATTTTTCGCTTAAAGATGTTTTTATGTTGTCTCCCAGTTCTCCCCATTTCTCCTTAGTAAACCACGGCGCAACACTTACAGTCCACCAATTTGCTATATCATCTTTATGCCCGAATGTGATAGTTTCTATCACTCCGTCAATAAAGCTAGGTAAATCTTCAAATGGTGCTTTTATAAGATATGCTAATTGGTCGAACATTGACATATCTATTTTCTCGCCTGTAAGTGCTTCATTTAGTTTATTGCCTATATTAAATCCAATAATAGCTGCACCAATGCCACCTACGATTCCTGCTCCAATAGTTAAGCCTATTTCTGTCGCTGTACCAGCTCCCATTATTACAGATAAGTCAGTAGTCAGCATAGTTTGCAGACCTTTTAATAGTCCACCTCCACCAGCAAAACTCTTTAATCCTTTCTTTATAGCACTCCAACTTAATGCGTCTGATATTCTTTCTCCTATTTTTTTGCCTAAACCGGTAAACTTCATAACTCCAAGAACTGACATGATTGTAGTTTCAACGGGTGCAGATTGAAATAGTCCTTGCCATATTTCAATAGCTGCTTTTATAGCTTCCCAGATTGCCCTGCCTACACTTGAAAGAACTTCTACCCAATCAATTCCAGCAAGATAATCTCCCATTTTTCTGCCTATTCCGTACCAGTCTACTTTATCAATGGCATCTGCAAACCAATTAAAAATTCCTGCCACAAGGTTAGATGTATCTTGCCCTGCTGCATAAAAATCCCCGATTGCAAAATCTTTGAATATCTTCCTAACAGGTTCAAGTGCTTTCTCTATCTTATCAGCCCAAGCAACCGCTGAATTTTCCATATTGGCAAATGCTTTATTCCATGCCGCTTCATAATCAGCCGCCGCCTTAGTAATATCATCTGTCAAATCAATAGAGCTACCGCCACCACCGCTTGAGCCTTTGCTTGAGCTTGTATCGTCCTGCAATTTATTAATTTCATCAAATCCCATAAGGGATAATGTAGCTTTCTTAGCTGAATCAGCTACATCTTTGTAGCCATCTGAAATATTTTCTAATCCATCTGTTGTATCTTTATACCCGCTTTGTCCAAAACTCTCAAAATCAATCTTAACACCCATTAAAGAAGCAAGATTGACTAATAATCTTTTTATAGCAATAGTAACGCCATTTACAATCGGCATAACCTTTGAAAGAATTGGGATAAATAGCTGTCCTGCTACCATTCCTACCTCTTTCATATTGTTACTGAACTGGCGTAACATATTGCTTGGACTGTTAATCGTATTAGCTAAATCACCCCAAGATACTTTTGATTGGTCTAATATCGCTAACACTCTTAACTGTTGTTTTTCCATCTGTGTCATTTCTGATACAGACTTAGAAATGCCTAAGTTGTAAGCATACGTCGCTAATGTAGCATTGGTAATATCAATACCATACTTGTACAATGCCCTCGATTGTCCGATTAAACCGCTTTGTAAGTTCTGTGCTACTGTTGAATAGTCCACATTGAAAAGTGAGCTTATATCGCCCGCAAGCATTGTCATTGACTTTGTTATAGCCGTTGTTGCTTCGCCTGTCTGTCCTAACGAATTAGTAACAGAAGCTAACTGTGAAGCATACTGTGTTACTTCTTGTATGTTAAGTCCTAAGTTCTTTGCTCCGCTTTCTTCAAGCAAACCGCCTTGAACATTAACTTTTAAACCAGACAGCTTTCCGAGAGTATCGTTTACTCTGCTTTGGAAGCTCTCTGCATATGCTGTTGCGTTATCATATCCGTACTTTTCGTAATCTTTATCCCATTCTGAACCAATCTTGCCAAACGCAACCGCTTGATAGTTAAACGCTTCGATGTAATCTGTTGTTGACTTGATTGCTTCTATAAGTTTCTTACTGCCACGAATTACCATAAAATAAGTAGCATAAAACCTGCCTATTGCACTTGCAAGACTGCCAAAGCCTTTTTTGGCTTTAGATGTACTTGAATAGGTGTTATTGAAAGACCTTATTAAACCATTGCTTGCAGTTCCAGCTTTGCTGCCTTGACTAGCAAGATTAGCCAATGCGTTAGTCATTTGAATGACATTTTGACTTACTGTTGGTGCTCTTGATAGTGTTGTCATTAAGCCATTTAAAGCATTGCCTAGCTTCGGAATGTTTACAACGGCGTTTTCTATACTCTTACTGCCTAGCTTACCAAGTGACTTTGCAAATTCTGTGACCTGTGTTGCATTTTGCGGAATAGCTGATATGCTTGCAACTGCCTTTGTGACAGCTTGAAGTGATGTAGCTGTGCTAGTTAGTGCAACTGAATCAACAGAACCTATCTTTGTGATATTTTTGGCAAGCCTTGTAAAATCTGCTGTTCCTGCGTTCATATTCTGCATAGCAGAACCTAACTGACTAACACCACTCGCAAGACCGCTTAGTGATGAGCCATTCACAGTTGCAAGTGATGTTGACAGCCTTGTAAGCTGATTTATCAGTTTATCAACAGAATTGATAGCTTTAGTGGCAGTACCGGTAATTTTGACTTCTAATGAATCTAATTCCACGCTTATACCTCCGGCTTATCATTTTTAGGGTGTGTTAAATCCCAGTTTGCTTTTCGTATTTTCATATTCAAAACAAACTCTTCTCTCTTTCTTTGTATTTCATCTTTGCTGTTCTCTTTTTTGTTAATATCTCTATAAATAGGCTTGTCTGGGTATTCAAGCTCGCCTTTACCCCAAGCACCACTTCTAACACCTATCTTGATTGCTGGGAGTATGTAACTGTCTATCGCAAGCCATATATCTGAATCCATTCGTTGTCTTTCAAGTTTTTTACCCTCTACAACAGCCCATAGTTTTTTAGGTGTCATTTTTAGAAAGTCTGAATAACTAACGCCTAGCGAACTGGCTAAGACAAAGTATCCTTCCCAAATTATTTTGTGGAAGTCTGCTTTTTCTTGTGGTCCTGTGGAACTACTGTTGGCTTCTTCTGTTCCTGTGTCGCTTCTTCTACATTGTTCGCCATCTCCTCTAACATCGCTGTTATTCCCGACAGCTCGAAAAAACCATCATCTTCCATCGCTTTCTTGATTTCTTCGAATAGCGTTCTGTATCCGTAACTCTTATCTGCCTTTCTCTTCTCTGTGATATATGCCCTAGTGAGTTCCTTTGCTTCATCCATGGTTACAGGATTGTTGTCAATGCAACCTGCATAAATGGCTAAAATGCAAATCTCTGGCACATCTGCTGTCATATTTGCCAATCCATCAAAGGAAGCCTGTGCAACGCTCTTATCTGTCTGTGCAAGTAAGTAAGAACCATTAACGACAGAAAACATTTTCTGCACTATCTCTTTGCACTCTGCTGCTCCAAAAGAGAACTCAACTTTGTATTCTTTTCCGTTTACATTAATATTCATCATAATTTTTACCCTTTCCCACCCTATCGTCCATATAGGGAAAGGTGCGGATTTTACACCGCACCTACCTTTTAAAATAATTATTCTGTTACATCATCAAGATATGATGTGTAGTCGGCTGTTTTGGCGTTTGTGCCACCAATCGACACAGCCTTTGATTTAGTCGATTGGCTTATCATTCCCCCGATGTTGGGGTTACTGCTGTATCTGTTCCTACCATATCCTCAATAATAAGGTTGATAGCCATTGTAAGAAGCCCGTTCTGCTCTTTACTTGTGATTGGTAACTTTGATGGTGGTTGTGCTACAAAGAACTCTGCGTCTGTTATGCCCGGAGTAATCTCCTGAAACCACATTCTCTTACCGCCTGTTAATCCATTGTATGCTGTAATAAGAGTTTTCCATTCTTCAATAGTTGCATCTGTCTTATTAACTGTTACTGCAACTGTATCTGTGACTGTATCTCTGCCTGCAATGTTTCTTGCCTGCTTATCTTCAAGTGCTGAAGCGTCTATCGCTTCTGGTGTTACTGTAATTTCATCAATAGAATTAATTCTTGTAAGTAACTTGAATGATGTTGGCTTTGTGCCTGCTGTTGTTTCAACTCCATAAGAGAAAGTAACGCCCAGTGTACTTAATCCTGCTACTGCATCTGCCATTGTCTACCTCCTAAAAATTTGCAAAAAATAAGAGCATTTCTGCTCTTTGTTACATTAATCTGTCATTTGCCGCTATCATTCTTCTGAATCTAGCGGTACTCTTATGTACTTTATTACTGATTGAGAACTCTGGCATTGCATTGCCTTGAAATCTCATTGTCTTAAATGCGTCTGTAATTACTGCCATAACCTTTCGGCAGTCAGACTTGCTTGTGTTAGTTGTAACATCTACTTGAAATGTCGCTAACAATGCGTTAATTGTCTGTCCGTCAAGCGTTTGTCCTTGTTCAACTGCCGGTAGTAAATGAATGTATACTGTTGGGAATACTGCTTGACCGCTGTTTTCCCCCTCATTTGTTATGACTATCTTTGGATATGTCTTTTTAAGCTGTGTTAGGGCTTTAGCCTTGACAAGTGCTGTGACTGTGTTCTCAAGGTCTGTCGCCCAATCGTTTGCATTTGCCATTAATTAAACACCTCTCTTGCTATGCAAAGATTATCGCTCCTTGCAAAATGAAAAAGTCGCTTTTCAGCGACCTTTCTTAAATAACTCTTCATATGTTCTTGCCCCTTTTCTATATCTATGAATTATGGTTTTTCTTGATGTGCCTGTTATTTTTTCCCATTCTGTCAAATTGTGTTCTTCTTCACCAACCCTAATAATTATCTGTTGGGGCTTATTTATTATTTTTGTATTCTGAATTAATTCGTCAACAGTACATAAACCTTTTAAATATCTTTGATATCTACTTCTCAATGTAGTCATTGATATTTCATATTCTTTATGTAAATCAAGTAATGTTTTTTCTTCTCCGTTTATAACTATCTTTCTTGTACATCTTTTGTTATAATTTTGAACATCTTTATCAGCCCATCTGCAATTAGATGGCTCATAATTGCCATTAACATCTATTCTGTCAAGGGATTGTTCAGCTTTAGTCTTTTTATTATCGTACCCATTTTTGTAAGCCCAATTAATAAAATTTTCTACATTTTTTAACCATTCATCACATACTTTTATTCCTCTGCCACCATATAATGAATATGAATCACAGTTTGGGTTATAACATCTGTATTTCATACCATAATAAATGCTGTACAACTTTTCGTGTGAGTATCCGTGATTATGATAGCCTTTCTCCGCGCTTATACAACCGCAAGATTTTGTGTGTCCATTTTCGAGAGAGTCTTTTCTTGTAATAATAAAATTCCCACAATCACATTTGCATTTCCAGTATGCGTGGTGCTTATCATTTGGATTTTTCACTTTTTCAACAGCTATTAATCTGCCATACCTTTTCCCTGTTAAATCAATCGCTTTTCCCATAATATCACCTCTAATTAAATTTTATAATTTAATTATAAACCCATATATTATAATTATCAAGTGTTTTATTAAACTTTACAATTTAATTTTATTATGATAATATATTAAAAATAATATAAAGGAGTTGATTTTATGTTAAAAGACGAATTAAAAGGTCTTATTGTATCTCAAGGTTTTACTATGTCACAAGTAAATGCTGAATTAAATCGTAGGCACGGAACACAACTTTCTTTTCAAAATTTTAGTAATCGCTTTCGCAAAGAAAGTTTTACTTATAATGAAGTTATGGAAATTCTCGATATAATAGGTTATAGAGCAGAGTGGGTTAAAATTAACTAAATACTCTTCTTGCTACTTCAACATATTTCTGTATGATTTCCATATCAGCCTTATAAACAGGCATTTGTGCTTCTACGCCGTGTGTAAGAACTAAGTTTCCGTCATCATCATAGTAACCCCACACTTTTTGTACGCCGTGATGTTCGCCGTATGAGCCTATAACCATACCATTAACAACACCTTTGTCGTGTGGACTACTTCCAGCCGCTCCATTGTAGAATACGCCAGCTCCGAACTCTATAAACATAAGTTCTTTGCCCTCTACAATTAATTTTGCTTCAACATATTCTCCTGCGGATTTCATTTCAACATAGCTGTGATGGCTTGTATCTGAACCGCTACGAACACCTTTCTCATCATATGTATAACTAGCTTTTGCCATATTTTCATCTATAACAGGTATTCCAACTTCTGCAAGCTCTTTGACAAGCTGTGAAGTTTTTTTGATAAGCCAGTTCTTATACTGTTGTAGCTGTCTGATAGCTTCATTTACGGACTTTTCAGACAGGGATATATTAATTGTATATCTTGCCATAATGCACCTACTTTACAACTGCTTTAAGCATATACTTAGTTGAATATAATGCTGGCTTAATGCCTACAATCGTGAAGTCCGCTGATGTTTCATCAACAAGGCTGTCAGATGTGTATGTAGGCTTGCTATCAAGCCAAATAAGGTCGCCTTTTTGAACAGGTAGTGTATTTCTATCTGTCAACAAAATAGCGTCAAAATCAGCAGTGTCAAAGCCGTATTCCTTGCTCTGTGCTTCTCCGCCGCTGAATGATATGTTTGCTTTGAAATCCGCAGGCTCTGAAAAGCCCGTTTTCTCTTCAAGAACTTTTGGTATCTTATTTCCCTCATCATCAAGATAAGGAATGAAGTTGCCCTCTGTGTCGGTATATCCCTCATAAAGGATATTGCCGTCATCATCTCTTTCATAGATAGTTACTGTCTGCCCTTGAAGTGAATACTTCATAGCCTGCTTATTAATGTCAAGCATTGTTCTTTACCTGCTTATAAATCTGATTAACACCTGTGCTTGATAATCCGGACACAATTCCTACTGCTATTGCATTAAGAATGTCATTTGCCGGAAAGTCCGGTATTACATACATACCTACAACGCCTAAGATACCGCCTGCAACGCCTACAATTATAGGAATGTAATTATCCTTAATGTGTGGAATCGCCTTAGCTCCTAAGCCTATCAGATATGTTATTGCAACGATTGCTACAACTGTTGTTACCGATGTTATATCCATTCTGCTATACCTCCTTATCTTCATTAAGTCGTGCTTCCAATCCGTCTATTCGGTGGTGTGCCGACTTTACACTTTCCTCAACCTTAATAATCCTGTTATCGTGAGAATTAAGTTCTTTTCTCATTTCTGTAACTTCATTCTTTATCTCTGTTGTATTGCTTGATATTGTGTCAAGTTTCATATTTATGCGTGTATTTTCCTTTACACGCTCTGTAAGTTCTGCATTGTCAGACTTTTTGTTGTTCTTAAGATTAAATCCCAACGTAAACAGTCCGAAAAAGACGGAAAAAGCAACTGAAATAATGCTTATAATTACTGCGATTGGCATTGATATACCGCCTTTCATAATTAATAATGGCACACCGCCCACCACCCTTAATGTGTGCCGCCTGCTACCATATTGCCGACATCAGCAAAATGGTAACGCACAATCTTCTATAAAACCTTAGCAAACGGAAATACCCCAACAAATAAGCTGTCTCTATCTCTCCAAGTTCTGTTTACACCATTCTCATTGTAGCTTGCCATAAACGCTTCACCAGCTTGCGAATGGTCGTAGACAGCTAGATTTACAATAACACTCTCAAATTTCTTCAAGTCCTCGGTTATCATTTCATCTGTGTACCTGTCTGGGTAGTTTCTTTTTGCCTTTACATCTTCTGTAGCCTGTTTAATAAGCTGTTCGATTATTGGATTATCTTCTTTGCTATCGAACACTACCACATCAGATGTTGTTTCATCATCATTTGTGACTGTATCAATATGAAATTGTTTAAGTCTGATTTTAGTTTGTTCTAATGTAGTGTATTCCATAATTTCAGCTCCTATAACCCTAATTTCTCAATTAACAGTTCTTTAAGTTCTGCTCCTGTAAGCTCCATTGCGTTCTCAATACCTTGTTCTAAGGCAAGTGTCTGTAAGTCCGCTGTTGGCATACGCTTAATAGCTGTCTTTGTGTAATCGTTTGTAGGTTGAACAGGAAACTTATCCTGTTCTTCCTCATACTTAAGCTCATCTCCATAAACAGCTTCCTGTCTTACATTATCTGCTGTTACTTCTTCACTCTGCTTTGCGGCGTTGATTTTATGTCGTCTTAATAACATATAAACACCTCTTACTTTCCAAACTTAGCAAGAACAACCTTTGAATCGTTGCTTAAGACTGCTGTGTAATGCTCGTCACCAGAAATAACAGTTGTCTTTGCGAGAATATCTCTGTCTGATTCAATCTCAACACTTCTTTTCATATAGATTGTAAGTGCGTTCTCTTCCTCTGATACGCCATCTGCACCTGCTTCCTCGTTAGGGTCTTCTGCTGATACGATAACAATAGGACAAGCATAATATTCTGTTGTAACAGTCTTTAACTTGCTACCTACCTTAATTTCCTTGCCCTTTGGCTTGAGTGTGTGTGCAAGTGCTGTATCAAGATGAACATTAGTTGTATCCTCGCTTGTTGTGTCAGCTACAACATTGATTGTTCCTGTTGAATCGTCAAGCTTATACTTAACCAGCTTAACTTTCTTAGACTTAACAACCTGCGCTCCTGCGATAGAACCGATAGTGCCATTCATAATTACATTAAGTGGGTACTTGTCATTGCTCTTGAAATCAGCGTCATTAAGTAATGTGGCTTCCTGCGCCGGATTAATGAATAATATCTTTGTAAGTGATGAATCAGATTCATCATCAAACTTGCTATTAGCTGCTACAACTGCTGAATAGCTGATAGGTGCTGCTGTTCCATCGTAATCAATAGGTGCTGTGCAAAGTGCGTCATAGCTGTCATTATCAACCTTTGCAGCGATTGACATAGCAATCTGATTGATAGCTGTACCAAGTGGGTCGCCATAACCAGATAATACTGATTCATCTGTAAGCTCTACAGCCTTACCTGCTTTCTTAACCTTTGCTTCTGTTGTAGATGTTGTAAGCACTGTTGTACCCATAGCAACACCTTCTGCTACATCTTCTGCGTCACCAATATCATTGACATTCACATAGGTTCGCTAATTCCTATGCCGTTCTCTAACGAACTGCTATACATTACTGCATAGATTAGACTATATCTTCAACTTTTGGTAATAAAAAAAGATGTGCTTTTGCACATCTTAAAGTTGCTCTCCATTTCCACACGCTTGTGTGTACTCCCTTTCGGGATAGTCGTTGAACCTTACATATTTAACAAGAAATTATCTAACTGCCTTTTAGCTTTATCGTTCCTTATCCACCAATAAGGAATTCTTAATAATGGAATGTTATGTTCTCTGCAATATTCATTTTTTATTTCATCGTGCTTCTTGGTCATTTCGTAGCTAAATATTGACCTGCTAGAAAAATGCTGAATACCGTCAAATTCCACAAGCCTAATTTCTCCATTTTGAAAAACAGCGAAATCAAACGGTAGTGGTAATGTATCTTTGCAATCAATAAATTTATATTGTTGAGAATACTTTAATCCATTTTCTTTTAGATATTCGCTAATGAACAACTCTCCTTTAGAAATCATACATTTAGGACACCTTTCTTCTCTTAAAAGGTCTTTAGGAATCACTTCCCATTCATATCCGCATATATGTTTTACTTTTATAGGTGTCCTGTTATTGACATATTCTCCCATAATTGTATATTTCCCGGGATATTTTGTTTCAATTTCATCAATAAATTTACTTGTATCTTTCATTCCGTGACATATAGGACAACCGCTTCCTTGTAACAAATTTCCAGCATTCACTTTGTATCTATGATTGCACTTAAGATTTATCACATCAATTTTGCTATTAACTCCATTGTAGTCTCCCACAACTTTAATCCAATCAATTCCTTTACCTCTCAAATCCTTTTCGTATCTTTCTTTAGTTTTAGTTTTTGAAATTGATATTGATTTTCCCTTACACTTTCCGCAACCTTGATGTGCTAAAAGCTTGATAGGTGCTTTCATTTCAGAATGCCCGCATTTTTTGTATTTGACAAGTATCTTTTCTTTATTGTTTTTATACTTCCCTAACACTTCCAATGTGTTGCCATATATATCGTTTATTTCTTTTTTAAATTGTTCATCAGTTTTTCTTTTCATTTTCGTTCCTCCGTATTTGCATTATATCATATATTGCACAACATATCAATACTTTGGAACTATATGTTAAATATGTCTTGGTTGCTGATTGTCCTAAAGTTGTGACATTTCTTTAGGAGTTTCCAGCAGTTAAAAGAGTTTTCGATAACTGTTACCAGTTAAAGGCGCATATATGTTTACGCATACTTTGGCACAACGATTGTGCTTCCTGGTCTGCCTACAAGTGTTGTATCAACTCTTGCAATAGGTGAGAACTTAATCTTCTTTGGCAACTTAGCTGATACCATATCAGCCATTACCTGTGGATCTACTAAATTTGCTAACTTAGTCTGTGGCATAGTTTATTTACCTCCGTTTTCTACTCTGTGAACTTCTTATAAAGTTCTGGATTCTTATTTTTGAACTCCACTCTTTCGTGGTAATTCATCTTGTTGAACTGTTCCTGTGTTATCGTGCTTTCTTCTCCACCGCCTGCATTAATAGCCGGTCTTGATTTAAGCCACTCTGCCTTAGCTTCTTTAACCTGTCTTTGCACTTCATTGGCAATTACAGTTGCTATAAGGCTATGGTCTGCATCTGCAACTGCCTCAATCAAAGAATCAATATCCTTTCCATCGCCTATAACTTTCTGATAAGCATTGACAGCTTTCATATGATTAAGCTCTTTGCTCATGTTCTCGAACTTTTCAGCCTGCAACTTTTCAGCTTCCGCCTTTGCTTCCGCTTCCTGTTCTTCTGCTGTCTGCTTTGAACGAAGTTCTTTCTTGTACTTAGCTGCTTCTGAACTGGCTTTATCGGAAGCGTTCTTATACTTCTCTTTTTCAGCTCTTTCACTAGCAAGCTGTGCCATAAGTTCTTCTACGCTAGGTGTCTGTTCTTCGTTCTGTGGCTCATTATTAGTTGTTGGTTCTGTTGTTGTGTTAGTTACATCTGCCATAATTTCTTTACCTCTGCTTTCTGCGTTTTTTGTTGTTCTCTCAACTTCTTGCGATATTTGTATTGCCCTTTCTCTAGGGCATATAAAAAGCCACAAGGTATTTCTACCCTGTGGCTCAATATCAATTTATTTATCTGTTCTGCTCTTATCTATAACTGGACTATTTTCTGTCTGGTCTGATAAGTCTTGCATTGTGCGGTCTTTGTTAGGCGATTGTTCGCCATCTCCGCCCTCTGCTTGATTCTGTGTGTCTTTGTTAATTATGCTGTCTTGATATGCCTTAACCATTTCTCCGCTTCTTGCTACAACATCGTTAGGGTCATCAAAAAATGGAATTGCATCAACTGTATCTTTAAGACTAAATCCGTGGCTTATCAATGTCGCCATAGCGTTAACCTTAGTTGACATTTCATAAGTTTTTTGTCGCTTAATGTTAGGCTTTACATCTCTTGCCCTTAATTTAAGTAATGGATTACTGCTATTAACATTGTTTGACAGCTTAATAGCCGCAAGAACAACTTTTATTTCTTCCATTTTACAGCCATCAGTAATTAATTGCTGTTTTGCCGCCGCTGTTTCAGCCTGTGACCAGCCTGTTGCATCTGACATTGCAACTCCTGTACTGCCACCGCTATTATCATTTCGTTGTGGAACATTGCATTTCTGCAAGATTATCTGTCGCCTTGATTGGATATTGTTAAGCATACCTGTGTAATCGTAATTAATTGCAAGTGGCTCAACTATTGGAGTTTTGCCATCTGCTGATGTGTAGGTCTGCATCCATTCTCCGGATTTTGGTTTCCTTACTTTTTTAGTGATATGTGGTGTTCCGTCTTTATCAACTGTTGTTTCCTGTTCAACCGGGAAATCAACATCATTTGTGTGCCATACTGCCTGTGTGTTCTGTTCGACATCATTGGTAAAATCTGAAATGAGTAGGTTTAAGTTATCCATTTCAGATATTTGCCGTTCAAAACAGCCCATTCTATCAAATGACCTTGTATATTCAATAATAGGAATTTTATGTAATGGATTCTCTTCCCCACTTCTCTCTAAAAATCCCCATTTTGTTTTTCCTTTTTCTGGTCCGTTTGTGATTTTTATCCCATCCGTAATTTCATAACGAATATCTTTTGTAAAACAGGTGTAATATCTTGCACCGCTATGTTTGTCTTTGATATAAGTGCCTGCAAGAATAACCCTCTTGTCACTATAAGCTGTTGACCTTACAACAAATGTTGTTCTTGGGTCTAATATGTCATATGTGAAATAGCTTTCCCCATCCTCATATTCTGTATTCACATCAATAAGGACATATCCAACGCCACCGATTTCAACATATCTTGCAAGTTCCTGTTGCTTCTGCCTTGCGTTCTGCGATTCGTAGCAACTGTTTAATTCTGCTATAGCTTCTGTAAGGTTAGAATCCTCATTATCGCCATTCTGAACAAGTGTTATAAAGTTCCCCCATTTAAAGCCTAAATTAAACTCTGTGACCTCGTTAGCCACATTATCACAGCACTCACAGTCAATGTCTGGTCTGTAAGTCTTTGGATTCTTCCTAACTATTGGCTGTATTCCTGCGTCATAATCAAGAAGAAACTGTATTCTGTTGGAATTAATATCATGTTCCAAAATTGCTTCACGCAAAATTGGTATTATATTGTCAGGTGTTATTTCTTTTGCACCTGTATAAATAGCAATTCTTCCTGTCTGCATTGTCTACACCTCTAATAAAATGTCATACCGCTTGAACTTCTGCTATCCGGTATTTCTTTAATTTGAAAATTATCATCATCGTTAGGCACATACCATATCCATTTGTGGCAATGCTTACACGCTAATTTATGTGTTCGTGGGTCTTTGCTGTTTGCCTTAGTTAAAAACTTGCGGCAGTTCGGGCACATAATCGACTTATCTTTATTTGCATAAAATTTCATATTTTACCTCTTTGCATAGCAAAAGCACCACCACAATTAAGTAACGGTGCTTCTTGATAAGGAATGTTTTGTTTATGAAAAACAGTTTTGTAATTTCTTACAGATACAGTATATCATTAGTGCAATATGACATTCTATGACATCCTTAAATATGTATTACCATATTTTTCTTCAAATGCTTTAAGAGCCTTTCCGTGAAGTCTGATAATTTGTCTCCATGAATATTTCATTTCTGTAGCGATAACTTCAAAAGTTTTCTTTTCGATATATCTTGAAAACAAAATATTGTAATAGTCTTCATTCTCTATACTGTCTATTTGCCCTATAATCAAGTTTTTCTTTTCAATGTATTCATCTATCATCTTGTCAAGATTGCGTTCCATTTCGTCAATCTTGGCGTATGTAGTGCCTATTTTATCTGGGTCTGATGATGATAGCACTCTTTCTTCGTTCTTTACTGCTGATATACTGCAAGAAAGTTCTCTAAGCTGTGTTATTTCTGTCAGCTTATTATTTATCATTCTGTTAAGTCTGCTGATTTGATTAAGATAATCCTTGGTTGTCATAATAGATTAACCCCCTATATTGGACTTGACATTATTACTGTCTGCTTTATCCTATTTCCTTTTGTCATTCTTAACGCAAAGTTTGAGAAGACATCTGGAACATCATCTAATTGTTTCTTGCCAGATACTGAATACTGCTTTAATAATGACATCATTACTCCGTATGGCTCATTAGGCTTATAAAGTGATGAGTCTTTAAAAATAACATGTTGTAAAATCCAGTTAGAACACTGAAAAATACGCGCTTCCTTATTTGTTTCGGTCGGTGTATCAGTGATGTTGCATATCCAGCCGACACTTTCAACTCTCTTATTAACTTCCATTGCCACTCTGTCGCCGCCGGCATTACGCTCAAATTCGCACTCTTGCACTTTATTATTCACAAGCACTCCTGCGGCATTTCTGTATTGTTCTTCGTAATCTGCTGTGTTATCGCATACGCAATCAATGCAGTAATAATCTTCTCCATGTTTCTGTAATACAGGTAATACGAAATAGTCTGTTCCTTTTCCCTTAGTATCGCATTGAGCTGTGATAATTTCTGGTTCTCCGTGTGGTAGATTAAGGTATCTGCGGATTTTATCATCTGGGAATAATAAGCCCTCACGTTCTATAGGGTCTTGTTTATACAGGCAGCGATATGAGATTTCATCCATAAGCAGCTGAATATCTTCAAAATCCTTTACTGTATAGCCACCAAATTCAAAGTCAAAATTACTTTCTCCTGTTACTGGGTCTACATCAGGCACGGATATTACTTTAACTCGTTTGTTTCCCTCATAAGCTTGTATAATACGTCCTATTACGTCTCTAACGCTCCACCTTGTAGCAATATGTATTTCTTTACATGGGTTTCCATCCTCGTCCGGTATCTTTCTTTGCCGTGCATCTACTGCATATTTATCCCACAATTTATCAAGATAGGTTGGGTTTAGTGCTTCTTCAATGCCTCCTATCATATCATCAACTAGCAGAAATTTATTGGCTCTGACTTTACCGGCATTTTTACTGCCGACGGATGTACATTGTACAGATTGAAACGGCTTATATTTTCCTACGTTAAACTGTTCAAGTTTTGCATTTGTACTTGTTACTTCAAGTCCAGGGAACACTTCTCCCCATGTATACTCGTCAGCGTTTGTGACAATATCATATACGCCATCATAGTACATTCGTGTAATGTCTCCGCTGTGTGAATAAAAAAGGTTATATCCGTTTGAGTACCAACCTATAACCGCAGAATGGAAAAACTTTTCGATTGTGGTTTTTCCTGTTCCGGGTGGGAGAGAAATACATAAAATATCATATTTATCATCAATCATGCCTTGTAATGCTTCTATTAAGCCTATTTTGATAAACTGTTTTCTTCTCGGCATATAGAATCTTTCTTTAGGTTCACGTTTCTTTTCTATGTATCTAAAAAAACTGTCAACAACCTTGTTTTGCGCTTCAATCAGTAAAATATCGTAAAACCAATTAATCAGCTCATATTCCGTTTTATTTGCAAACGCATACTTTTCTAAATCCCAAATTGTACCGCCTGTTTTAGTCATGCAGAAGCCCTCTATAAGCTCTTTTGCCCTCTTAGTAAGTTGTAGTCCATACTCAATATCTTTCTCGCCGTTTATGGCTACACTGCAAGCGTCTACATAGGCATCAATTACCTGTTCATCTATTCCATTTCTCTCTATGTAATTTTCATATCCATTGATTGTAGAAATAAGGCTCTGACTAGCCATAAGAAAAGCACCTCCACTTTTCAGCAAAGGTGCTTATAGACCTCTGCCTATAACTGTTTTAGGGTAGCGGCTAACTCTATTTGTTGGCCGGTAAAATTTTGTTAGAATAATACGTCACGGACAGCCGGATGTAATTTCTGCACAAGTGCATTATAATCATCAATTACATATCTTGCTGGAATCATATATGCTTTAATGCCATATCTTTCTGCTGTTTCCCTTTCAATGCAGCAGCCACTCCAATCATAGTTCTCCGCAATTCCTATGAACACATCAGCCTGTGCCAGCTTCTTAAGGCTTTCACCTAAATACCATACAGCTTCTTTGCTGTCTTTAGGTGGGTTATCCTCAATGTAGCTGTCGATAAGCTCTAATTCCTCACCCTCGTATATTTCAGCAATCTTTTTCATCTTCTGAATACTAGCTTTGATTTCTTCCTCTGTTCTGCCTTTCATCGGCACACTTACAAATAACTTCTTCATGTTCTCTATCTCCTTTTCTATGTTTTATCAACCTTTAGCTTTCTAAGGTCAGCAGCTACAATCAATCTGTAGCCGGTAATATCACTTAATCAATATCCGCAATGCTTTCTACAAAGCAGTTGTAGTAGATATATCTCTTGCCGTTAAAATCAAACTTGACATATCCACCATCATTTGTATCAATATCAATCTTTCCTTCATATGTTGCAAGTTCTTTACCATCTGCTGTATATACAGTAATTGTTCTCTGCATACCACCATTGATATTACTCTTAAAATCAGTTACGCTTCTTTCCCATTGTGCGGTACATCCGGTCATTCCTAAACACAATGTCAATCCCAATACAACTGCTAAAATTTTCTTCTTCATAATAATTCCTTTCCACTGATAATCAGCAATTATTTATTTTAATTCATCTGCTGTAACTATATGCAAAATTCCATAATTACCTTTATCAAAACTATCTCTTGCGTTTTCGTGACATCTTGTGCGTAGTACATTTAATGCACTTTTAATATTGCTATTGCAAATAGCCTTAGCAATGTCAGAAAATGGCTGTGGATTGTCTAGCCTTGAATTGGCTTCTGCTATAGAACAATGCTTATATTGTATTATTGCGTCCATTGCCCAGTCTCTTGTGAGGTTTACACCTAAAAATCTATCTGTAACTGTATTCCATATAGCATATAAGTTGTCTATATCATCTTGTAATGCGACTATTAACATCTTCACTCAACCCTTTAATACATTTGTCTTGCGGATAAATAATATGTATTTTTGTATCTCTGTAGGTTGTACAGTCTATCCCAGAACTATATTTTGCACATTTTTCTCTGTATTCACATATATCGCATTCGGTATTTTTCTCTTTATATTTTTTCGGTTTGTATTGTTCAAAGTCTTTACACTTATAATCAAGTGATGTATTATTCCCTTTTTGGCATCCATAAAACGGATATTCTTCTCCCGTTTCTTCATCAAAAATAAAATCCTCATCACAATATTTGCAAATTGAACAATCTTTCATATTACACCTCAAATCTTCGTAAATATATCCAAATCATAGTTATCTCTGATATGGTCAACAACTTCCTGTAATTTGCTTTTCACAAATTCATCATTGGCAATATCTGGGTGTGCGTAAAACATACAACTGTCTTTCTTGCCGTCTGCTTTATATTTACGATAGTTAAATGTCATCATAAACAATGGTATTCTTGTTAAATTCTTTGTCTTGCGTCTTATCCAGCGATTAACAATTCTCTCAATCATCATTCTTCCCCCATAAATTATCTGGTAATTCTTCGCCGCCATAAATCTTGTTAGCATATTTCTTAAATGTCGGCACGCTACAGCCTGCTACTTTTGCCGCCTTTACTTGTGAAGCCTGCCCCGATATGTATAAGTTAATTGCTTCATAGAATTTATCTTTGTTTAGTGGATGTACGCCCATAGCCATAATAATCACTCCTTACTTTGATTTTTAACTTGATGATTATATTTTCTTACATCACTACGCATTTTAGATGGCATATTCTTATAACCTGTATTTTGAAGTTCTGCTTTGAAAGCGTTAAAATCATCATCATTTTTAACAAATATATTAACATATTTATCAATCTGCGGTCTTGTCATAAGCACACCATTTTCAGTAAATACCTTTTTGATGTAGTTTGTATAATAACAATATCCTTTGACTTTTTCGTGGTATAATCTCCAAAAATAATCAGCATTTTCTTTTGTTTCAAACTTTGCCCTAATCTCATTGTTAGAAATGTGATTGTAACAATGTCTGCACAATGTAATTAAATTGTTCTCTCTATCATCACCGCACATTGAAGCTGTTCTTATATGTGACATTATCAACGCCCTGCATTCTCTGCCACTCTTTCCGCAATATCTGCAAGTATAATTATCTCTTTCAAAAATCTTGGTCTGTAAATCTTTATATGAACTCATAATGAATGCCTCCTACAATTCCTTGCTTTCACACCAACTACTCTTACAAGCGTGATTCATAATGTTAATTAAAACCTTTTCAGAAGAAAAGTGAACTAAGCTGTAATCACATTGTGCTGAAAACTTTGTGTTGAAATATTCATCAACTAGCATCTTGTAGTCTGCATTATCGTCCATATCACTTATAGCCGCATAATAGGTATCTGTATATCCGTCACGCTCTATGTCAGTTTCTTTTGTTAAATTATCCACCACTCTTGATAAAACCTTATCTGTTAATGGGTAGTGATATTCTCCAGTGCATTCTCCGTGTTTATCTAAAAAGTATTTAAAGAATGCTTCTACATTTTCTTTAAGCGTTTTATCATTAGTCCAATCATAAGCTATCTTGCCAGCTCTACTTATCATTCTTTCTTCGGCAACTTCCCAATCATTCTGAGAGTATTCGCTTATCGGCTTAAACTCTTTCACTTTTTTATCTTTGGGTAAAAAAGAATTACATTGTTCTCTGTTAAGAGAATTACACTCTGTATTTGATGTTCCGTAATTAGTGTTAGGGTAATCATTGTTAGTAATCCCTGTTAAAAGAGTTACATCTTGTGGCACTCCCGAATTACACTTTGTGTTATTCCCTTGGGAATTACATTTTGTGTCATTCCCGTTTTTCTCATTTTGTAATTTCTGTCCTTCATCTTCTGCTATAACCTCTTGCCTGATATTTTCTTCCCATTTTTTAACTTCTGCGTTGATAACATCATAATTAGGTCGTATATGTATAGTTGGCATTGAATTGAATTTGTATTTTGCTGTAATTACAAATTTCCTTTTCACCAACGATTTAATTGCTTTATCATACTGCCTTTCAGTAATTCTTATCTCTTCCCACCAATCTTTTCTTTGCTTTGCAATCCAATATTCGCCGTCTTTATATATTTTGACTTTGCTTTTATTATCTTTAGTTGGTGCAAACCAATATAAAATCCTTGATAAAAGTGTTCCCTCTATCAAATCACCTGTTATGTCAATATATTTGTGAAATGTGTGATTGCACCTTGCTGATGATAAGAAATTAACTTTTGTTTGGATTTCATTTTCTGATAGCATAATTATTACCTGCCTTTCTGATAACTGCCTTATTAACAAAACAACAAACAGGCACTAAGGCTTGTGCTTTTCGGTAGCTAACCTAGTTTGTTGTAATCGGATAGACAGGACTTGAACCTGTGACTACTTGAATAAATCAAGCGTTACTCCCAACTGAACTACTATCCGTAAAGACGTTACCACTATCTGTTTTACAACTGTCTAATGCGCCCAACATTAAACTTTGAATAGTGGCATAGATGCGTTGCAATCCTATGAGGGTCGGCATTTGCAAATTATCCCTCGCGCTTTCAGGATGTTCTTTTGAACCGCACCTAGCGCAGATAGCAGGAATCGGACCTGCATAACGATTTTACTCGTTAGAGAGATTAGCAATCTCTTGTGATACCATTACACCATATCTGCAAATACCGCCTGTAACGGTTATCAAGGGAAAATGCAATAATATTTTGGGGGATATTGAGAAGAACCTTGATAAGTTGATTTTCACACCTCTGTATGAGGTAAGCCTTTCCGAGTGATCTTGCACCACTCTTAACTGAATCTCCAAGAAAGTACATGAAAGGAGGACTACCCTGTAAAATGCAAAACAGTTTGATGGTAGTCTGCGATAAAAGTAAGACAAACTACACCAGTCGGATTCGAACCGACGCATACAGAGGTCAAAGCTCTGTGCCTTACCGCTTGGCTATGGTGCATTAAGTGGCTATTCTCGGTATATATTCGCCACAAACCGCAGTGTACTATCCTTTGTAGCCATTATACTTTCATTGACCGACACGGCTATTCTGACAATTCTATGTACTTGTCAATGTACCACTTAGCTTTTTTAATATCTTCTAAGCCATTCTTGTTGCCAGTGCGGTAGTTATACTTAAAAGCATTAAGCAAGCAAAATGTCTTTACAGCTTCAACACCAAATATCTCAAGCATAACATCTATACACTCATATTTACCGGTTGCGTAGTGGCTTGGATGATTAACACTGTCATTTACCGGCTTTTCATTGACGCTAGGTGCAACATCTTTAAGTGGAATAAAATTATCAAACTTATCATCACTCTTAGCACCGTTATGTATGCAATTATTACATGCGTATTCTGACTGAAGTCTACTTGCACAATTAATACAAGGTAATGGATATGAAATATCGTTCATCAAACATCACCTGCCTGTCTGTGATTAGCTTTGTAAGTATCAAATCCCTCTGGATATCTTGCTTTCAGCTTATCAATGTTAATCTGCATGATTTCATCAAGGCTGAACTCAAAAGAATCGCACATTAAAGCTAAGTACCAGTATATATCACCGATTTCACGCTTTAAGTGTTCAACATCTAATTGCTTTTCATGGAAAACCCATTTTTTGAGCATGTCATTAAGTTCTCCGACTTCGCCAGATAAACCTAATGCAGCATTAAGGACACCACCTAATTCAATCTCTGGCGTATCTTCTCCACGATTGCCTATTTTTAAATCATTAATCTTGTTCAGAAGCCTATCTGTAGACTTTTTATCGTTAGTACACATAGTCAAAGCCTGATACTCTGCTCCCTGCATTTCTAACTCCTAACTCTTTTTTATTTTTTAAAATTTTTTGGAATTTACTCGGCTGAATTAGCCGTTTTGATGTGTGTATTTATTGAATATCTTGTGAATAATTAAGATGTGTCTATTATACACCTATCTATCAGATTTGTACAGTAGATTTATTGATTATATTATATGGGTTATTATCAGGACTATATATTAATAAATATAATGATGTATATAGTTTAATAAATTATTGTTAGATGGTTATGTATATATAAATATATATAATAAGCCTTTTTACCTTTGGAAATATTTGAGCGACTTAGTTGGGCTTGCAATGCGTGGATATATAACCCCCACGCCCTGCGTTTGTACATCTTGCACAATGAAATCAGCCAGAGCGGAGCCATTGCGCAATGAATAATTATCATGTAATCGCTGTCAATCCGCTTGTTTACTGGCTTTGTCGTGCTTTTATCGTTCAAATGTTCTGTTTTATCACTTCGCTAAAGTCTAATTTAGCGAAATGCTGTTATCGTGAGCCAAACGGCTAGAAACCGCTTGTTTACTGGCTTTGTGGGATTTCTTGTACATCTTGCACAATGATTTCTTGTTGTGCAATTTGACGAACATTAGAGCCTTGAGCATTTCCAGATGGTCCGAGCTGCGGAAGGTCTGCGGCTGTTTTAATGACCTTTGCGGTGCTTTCTCTGCTGACACCGGGAAGATTCCAACCAAAACGGCGATTCATGACTGCAAGCTGTCCGACTGGGTTCTTACCGGACCAGAGCCGAGCTTCTCCACTAGATTCATAATCTTTTGACAGTTTTTGATATAAATTGTTTGCCGATGTACTTAGTTGCGGCGTTCTGCTCTCATTCCCCCAATTATATATAACATCTTCTCTTATACCAGTTAATTTACAATATCCTGATATAGTACATATTTTATTATATTTATAACACATATATATATAATAATCTGCTATATAATTTAAGTACTCATAATTATAACTATTACAATTACTATTATTTATATTACTATATTGATTGTTATAATTATTATTATTATATCCCTGTAATTTACCTTTTAATTTTAGTCTGTTAGTACCCTTAAAAGTATTATTATATACATAAATCAAAGCGGCATAAAAAAGGGATTGCGGAGCCGCTGCCATATCTTCAACGTTTTCTTCTACACAAAATCTTTTAAAATACATATCAATCTCATTTTCAAAAATTTCCTGACTTTCTGGTGTTTCCTGTACTTTCTCCATGTGTTCCCCTTTCTGCTAGATCTGCTCCAGCTAATTAATTTTATATATCTAATAACATAAAAATAACCCGATAACAATATTAATATTATCGGGTGTAAATCTTATATATTTAATTATTAGCATAATAACACAATAAATATAATTAATCAATAGGCATTAAAAAAGCGATGTATAACAATATACACCGCCTAAATCATATTATCTTATATCTGTTATTTTTACAAGCGACCTCACAAGATTTTCTTCGTCTTTCTGCAAGATTTCAAAATCTGCGATTATTGGCATGTTGTTCTCATCGTCGCCAACCCAACAGCAACCAGAATCAAGGATTTCTTCTTCGTCTCCGTCGTCGCTCTGCCATAAATCAGCAAGTCTGATTTCTTCGTCAACCTCTAACATATTACCATTGTACATTTTAAACTCTTTCATATCGTCCACCTTTTAACCTTTTTTATAAACATATATGGCAATTTGAAATATCTTCGCCCTCTTTAATCTCTGGCAATTCCACAATTCGCGCACCTCTGTTATCCGCTGTATATGTGCTTGGATAACTTTTTGAGTTAATAACTGCGCTTATGTATTCTCTTTTCTGCTCATCTTTCTTGATTGCTAAAAATAATCTCATATTCTGCACCTTTTCAGTCTTTCAACTGTCCTTTCTTAATTTCTGTAATTATAATAACATTTCTTTATCACTTTTGCAAGTGATATTTTAAAATATTTTACAATTTCTTTTTTAGTTCTCTTTCTTCCTCTGTCTCTTCATATATAAAGATGTCTTTCGGCTGCATGTCCAGAATCAAGCAAAGATTGTTTATACTTTTAGCATTTATATTTGTATCTTCGTTTTTTATCTTCTTAAGCGTGTCTTGGCTCAATAATCCGCTTGTTTTGGCTTTATATGTGTTAAATCCAGCACGCTCTAAAGCGTCGCCGACATTAAAGCGATATTTAAGCATTGCGATAGCTCCTTTCTATATTGTTTTATTTATTTCTTATAATAATATAGTAGGTTCTAAAAGTCAATAAAAATATTTCTTAAAAAAGTTATAAAAAGACTTGCATGTTTCTTTTTAAAGTGATATTATAATCTTGCAAATAAAAAAGGCGGTTGCCACTCTACCAAAGTTTACAACCGCCACCAATCAAAAAAGAAAGGTAGCTATATTATAGCACAGGTAAAAAGAAATGAGAAGAACAAACAGCAAGGAAGTTAAGGCAGCAGTTAGAAATTATTTAACAGAGGTTGCACAGAGTGAAGAGTTTAACACAATTAAGGACATCAAGAACAAGTTTATAAATGAGTACGGCTGGGCAGTCGCAAGACTTGGAGAGCGTAACGCTTGTATAGAATGGCTCAGAGGCTTAGGCGTTGGGGTTGATTATAGTTATTACGATATTATCCAGCTTATGGCTGAATGGTTAGACGAAAGCACAGAAGAAGCTGAAAAATGGCTTGATAAGCGCGGCGATGGTCTTTATTGGGATTTATTAGCAAGGGAGATTTTAGCAAGCAAATAATTGGCAAGGTTGGCGCTTCCGGGGTTCGATTCCCCGGCTTGCTTTCGCCATAAATGATTGATTTTTATGGCGATAAATGATATATTATTATTAATTTCTACTTGGTAGATTAAAATAGTATATCTTTATTTATTAATTTTTAAAAAATGGAGGTATAAGAGCATGGAATGGTACGTAGACAGAGAAGTTACAAGTAAGGAAAGAGAAGCAATTGACGAAGCTCTAAGTCTTTTTGATCGCGATTTAAGCGATGACGATATTCAGAGATGGATAGATGACGACACTATATCTTTAAATACATGCAGAAACGGTCGTGATGTTGTCTGGATCCTGTTAGAAGATAATAACGAAGCGTGCATATATGTCGATAATCTGAAAAAGCTTACCAATGAAGAAATCAAAAATCAGCTTCTTTAAATATGTACTAAATCATAAGCAAGGCAAAAAGCCTTGCTTATTTGTACGCAACAAGGAGAAAAAATGCGAAAAATAAAATGCAATTTAGCAAAACAAAAATTTCCACATTTCACGGTCTTAGAACCTGTACATATCGAATATAAAAACAAAAACGCTCTCCGTTGGAAATGCCTGTGCGAATGTGGCAATATTTTTTATGCACAAACAAGCGCGATAACATCGCAGAAAATAAAAAGTTGTGGTTGTTATCAAAAAAAATATCAAAAAGAAAAACATCTCGGCAAAGGGTGCGTAAAAATTGGGGATAAATTCGGCTTCCTTAAGGTTATTGATACAAAAATCGGTAAAGATGGCAGAACGCAATATATTTGTAAATGTAAATGTGGAAATATAATAACCTTGCCTATTTCCCATTTAAAGAAAAGATATTCTTGTGGCTGTCTTACAGAGGACTACATACCAAATAGCAATGTTAAAGCAGAGAGTCTTGTACACTTAGGAAAGAAAACCGCAAGAAATACAAGTGGTTACCCTGGTGTTTATTGGCGCGGAGATAAACAAAAATGGCAAGCTAGAATATACTTCAATGGCGTAAATCATCATTTAGGATATTTTGCGACCAAAGATAGTGCTATTAAAGCCAGGCAAGAAGCAGAAAACGATATATATAACAGATATTCCGATATTATCGAAGAGATGCCAAATAAAAATAATGCGTTTAGCAAAAAATAAATCAAAAACAAATTGCCTTGCATTGAATTTAAAAGCGTTTTAAGGCTGTTTTGTTTCGTAGGTTTATAAGTCTACATCGGTGCAATAAAACCGCCGTACAGTGCAAATCACAAAGCCACAAAGTCAAAACAAGCACGAACCGCAGACGGTCAAGTTTATATAATATGCTTTACTTCGCTAAAGTTTTTCATCAATTTTTCAGGGTAAATCTGAACAAAATCGGGAGCAAAAATTGAAATTCTGTGTAACCGATTTTTGGATTCCAAAATTGAACATGACGGGGGTATTTGAAATGGCGCATTTAAAATTTTTGAAAATTTTTTCAATTTTTAGAGTGCGATTTGAACAAAATTTGAACCGGATTTTGAAAATTGTCAGAATCGAAATTGCGAATACAAAATGCCATACCTGGGGGCGTATTGAATGCGTTACCTCGAAATTTTTTGACAACATTTTTCTGTGTAAATCAATGCTTTACTTGCATACCGGCATTGACTAAGTTCATATATCAATATTTCCTTAGTCATAGTCGGATTAGTCTTTTGAATTATCTTTAACAGCTCATCAATACTCATCATCCCACTCTCCTAACTGCTCCAAGCACCATATCAACGATATCAAATACTTCATCTCCATAAGTTGCCACAAAATCGCACAATATCTCTTCCTGTTCGATAGGCAAATACACATCATAAGACATACAGATTGCGTGGCATACTTCGTGTATCAGCACTTTGCGTTCCATAAATCCACGCAAGGCGTTTGACAGATAAATTGTATGTGTATTTCTATCAGTTACACCTAAGCTGATTGTGCCGTCTGACCGCTTTAATTCGCCCGAATTTGAATTTTTATATTGCACTTGCCAGATTGTGCCATTGATGCTAAAAATCATCTGTATGCTCCTTTCTGAATAAAACAAAAACCACTAACCGATATTGGCTAGTGGCGTTTGCTTAATGTATTTAATTGTTATGCACTCTTTACACAATAACATATCATCATTTCCTTAATTACCAACTCATAAGCTGGTTTAAGGTCTTTATCGTTGGCAATTACATATAGCTTGTTGATTTTCTTAAGTTCAGACTTTTTAATGTCTGGTCTTTCTTCCAAAGCTCTGCCGACAGCTCTCTGAACTCTATCATCAAGCCTGCAATTTCTTTTCTGCATTAGTCTTTCGTAACTTTCTTTTCTTGCATACGAATATCTCTTATCTCTGGTATCACCTTTGTTAAAGTAAGGACTTTCAGCAATCTTTGTAATGCAAGAATTGACCCATTTCTGGAAGTTCTCAACATCATCTACTCTTTGGAATGTTTCAGCAATAGCATTCTGTGTCTGTTTTACTTCTCTGACTTCTTTTGCAAGTTGCTTCTGTTCAAGCTCATTTCTTGATATTTGCTGTACAAGCAAGTTCATCAGCTTTGTTTGAGGGTCAAGCTGTTCAAGGTCAATCACTTTCTGCTTAACTCTTTCCTCAACTGTTGCAAAATATTCTCTTGCCTGTTCCGCTTTTTCTCCGTTACCCTTGACAGACAACTTCTTAGCAAAATGTGCTGTTAGTTTGTAATCATCAGCAAAATTGCCTCTCCCTTGTTCATTCTTCATTGATGAAGAGTAAAAATAATCTTCATTTTCTGCGGCAAATTCATTGTCAATAATGTTTGACTTAACCCACCTTGAGTAATTCTGTGGCGCAAGTTCTAAAAACTGATACAATTTTCTTGCTGTTGTCATTCCCTTATCATCAATTCCTAATTCAACCTCAATGGGTGTCTTGTAGTTCATATCCTGTGTATTACTTATAGTTTCTAATAACATTGTTTATTCCTCCAACTGTTGATGATTATTATTATGCCCAGAATGCTGTTAAATCATCATAGAGGAATAACTCTATAAGCTAGTGCATTTCTTATACTTTGCTAACTCCTCTTCAAGCTCACGGATTTTATTCACCGCTTCATCATATGATTTAACCATTTTGTCATATTGCCATTCTGGAATCATAATTGATTTGAAACTCATTGGTGCTGTCATAATATTTCCTCCTGTGAATAAAGCTGTAATACAGAGATTGTTTCATCTTTTGTATAATCGCTATCTATTTTTTATCGTGCTTTTGGTTATTTTATTTGTATTTTATTTTTTGTTACAATCTCTATATTGTCTGCTTGCAATCCCATTAGAAACATAGTAATATATTTATGTTCCCTGTGGAATTGGCAAGAGTAGTTGTTTATCGTGCTTGGTTACAACTACTCTTTTTCTTTAGCTAAAAGCAGATGTATTCCTCTTCTGATAGCTTCACCTTTTGTGATATCGTGCTGTTCACAATAGATTTTCAGCTTTCTTTCTGTTTCTTCATCAAGTCTGATACTAAATCTACTTGACTTCGGATTATCAGCTTTAGGTCTGCCTGCTGGTGACATAAACATCACTTCCTTTCTTGTCACACCTTTATTATATTTATGTCACACCTTATTGTCAAGCATTATTTTAAAATATTTTTTCACTAGCCAATATTCAGTTATCAATGTGCAAAAATAGGCTATGAATATTGCTACCCATAGCCTTTAGAATCATATCTTAGATACAAGAGTACTTAACTTTGTTCTAAGTAAGTTCTTCTCCTCTGCCGACATATCAGTCACCATACCTGTGATATCGCTTGCGAGTTCCTTAGTGTAGCTGTCAAGTGACTTCATCTTGTGTTCCTTATCTTCTGGTGTATTATTCTTATGCATTTCCTTAGTCTCTGTGTAGTTTCTCTTTGCCCTGTCATAGCCGCTTTCGTTCATTGGCTCTGTATAGTACATCTTGCCATAATCCCTATCCATATCCCTCATATGCTCTGCTTCTGGGTACATGTGCATATAAGGCGGTTCTTCATATCCTCTGCGGTATGTTCCTTTGCCTTTTGGGGCAAATCTGCCATTTGCATAGCGGTAGTGGTCGTAGTATCTTCTGTCTGGATAATCTTCGTACTGTTCAAGCATACGCATAATGTCTTCGTTATCTTCTGACTTTTCCATAGCTTCAACAATTCTGTAATCTTTGTCAAAGCAAGCTATGTTCTTTGCTATTTCTGTAAAATCTTTTAAATCGTCAAGGTTCTGCCCCTCAAAGCTATCTAATCCGATTGCTTCAACTTTAGCCTTGACACATTCCATAATCTGTTTAGCCCATTTATGCATATCATCAAGCCTCCCTTACTGCAATCAAATTACTATTCTGTACTTCAATAGCCTGTGTAGATGTATTCTGTACCGCTACCGTACTGCAACAGCCACAAGGTACATCAACGTATGCCTGTGCTGATACATTAAATAAATTTTCAACTGCGGCTGGTGTAACAATCATTCGTGTTGACTGTAAAGGCTCTCCATCTACTGCAATGGCAAGTGAAATAGCTCCAACTGTACCACCTGTAGGTATCTGAATGTTTCCGCTATAAGATACTAAAAATCTTGCCTTGCACTGATTTGTAATACCTCTTAACTTGATAATTCCGCTTCCCTGTCTGTGGACTATACATTTGCTACCGCATACCGGTGTTTCTGTAAATGCAACATCTTCTCCGGCGGCGACTGTTTGTAATGCAATTCCTGTTATTTCCATTATCTTTACCTCTCTTTCAAAAAAAATAAGGGCAAACATTATAGCCTGCCCTTTGATTATAAGTAATACTGCTTAGCAGACATAATCGAGTTAAACTCAATTAAGATACTCAATTATTCAGTTTTAGCAGCCACATCCTGCATTGCAACCACATCCATAAGCATAAGCATTAGGATTAGGAACAACATAGGCTGGAATAGCTGTAGGATTTACAGAGTTGACAATCTGCTGTGTCTGTGCTGTCATTGCAGTAGTCAGAAGTGCATTCTGTCTATCCTGTGAAGCAGAAAGCTCAAGTTTCTGTACCTTATCTCTCAAATCTGCATTTTCCTTTGTACATAAGTAATCAAGAATAGCTCTTGTTCCTGCCTGCTGGCTGTCGATAATATCTCTTGTGTTGTTGCACATTGTGTTCTGTAAAGCGCAAGTGTTAGTTGCCATGTTGTAGTTTACGCCCTGAATAGCTTCTCTTGTCTCACAGCAGCAGTTAGCAATCTGTGACTGTAATGCGTTTGTATTCTGCATATTAGCGACTGTATCAGCGTTAATAGCCTGCTGAATGCCATAACCAGTCTGCATGATATTTGTGTTAATGCCATTAAAACCAGTAAGTATACTGTTGTTCATGGCATAAAAGCCGTCACATAAGCCGTTAGAGATACCATCTAACTTGCTGATAACTGCTGAATTGTCAAATCCTCTTTGAATATCAGCTTGTGTAGCCGCTGTCGCAACATAGCCACCGCCATTGTTGCCACCAAAACCGCCAAATCCACCATTGCCCCATCCAAAGAGTAATGCAAATACAACGATTATCCAAAGCCATCCGCCGTCAGCCCATCCGCCGTTATTGCCGTTGCCGTCAATGTTTGCGACTAATGGTACGCTGGCACAATTTGAGTTTGAAAACATATTGTTACCTCCTAAAAATATATTCATAAAGATGTCACCTAGGTAGTTTGCAAAGACATCTAATATGCTACTAATTACCAAATCTGCTTTTTATCTGATTAAATACATCATCTGCATTTAACCCTTTTTCCTTGCATAAATTCCTAGCCATCTGTTCTATGCCTTGCATATTGCCCTGTTGTGCCATCTGCATAGTGTTCTTCAGCATAGGATTACTCATCATCTGATTATTTCCCATCATCTGCTGTATGAACTGTTGCGGACCAGCTTTCATCATCCGAAAAATGTTAATTGGGTTCATTCTTCATCACCGCCTTTACTTTGAGTTCTTGAAGTTTTTCTTTGCGTTCCTAAAGATTTATCAAATCTATCTTCCAACTGTCCTATTTTCTCTGATAACTCTTCAAACTTATTTAAGAATAGCTGTGTGCTTTCGTCTGACAGGGTAAATTTAGCGTTTTCTGCATTAGCCATAGAATTTACTGTCTGATTATCTTTAGGGTCTGTATAAGGCTTATACACAATCGTTCTAATTGTTCCGTCGGCATTCCAACCCTTGACATAAATCTCCGACATATCCTGTTTCGGGAAAAAAGCCATACTGCCATCCATAGGTACTTCATTAGCGTTAATATTTTCAACTGCCTGTACTATTCTTCCATTAATGCCTGCTATCTGCTGCGGCATAGGTTGTTGATTTGCTAAGGACATTTGTGTCCCTGCCACTGGCTGTTGTAAACTCTGCTGATAACTTTGCAAAAAGTTCATTCTATCCGCATATGGATTCTGCATAGGCATATAATTATTATTCATCATAGGTGTTGTCTGATAAGGATTGTTTATCATCTTCTACCTCCTCCAAGACTTCTTCAATTGCGTGGATAACAAGAGATAATGTTACTAAGTCAAGTTTCTGCAATTCTTCTTTGCACAAGATTTTTTCTCTAACTTCGTCTGAAAACATGCACATTACCTCTCTTTCTGACTTAATTTTTACACAAAAAAAGACGGATTAACCGTCATGTTTCTGACAGTTATCCGCCAAAAATAAGCAAAAAAATAACGCCATTACGGCGTTTGCTAAACTTCTATGATTACTTTCTTGATTACCTCTTTATTTTCCTGCAAAAAGACGATGTTCAAAAAATCTCCTTTCATTCAGTGTTTATGCGGGTTTGCAGTGTTTCTTCTCCTTGAAAAAATAGCAGGGGATGAGAGAATCGAACTCCCACCAAAGGTTTTGGAGACCCCTATCATACCATTTGACCAATCCCCTATCTTTAAGGAGAAGGATTGTTCCTTCAAAACTGCACATTAAATATATCATACCATATCTGTCTTTGCAAATACTTTTTCATCCGATTACTCTTAAGAATAACTCTCTTTGTTCTATCCAAACCGTCTTAACCTTTTCTC